TCAATTATATTGTATTCTACAAACTTCTGCCACCCATTAGTATAGAAATCCTTGAAGGTATCAAACTCAGAGTGATCGAGTTTCTTTTGCCCCAGTTCCACACTAGCAATATAATCCAAACGATATGATTCCTGTGCCTTGTAAGTAAACTTCTTATAAAGATCAAGATAATCTAACTGAGTTATGCCACCAATATCATAGTAAACTTGTCTGCGACCTTTAATATACACTTCCTTCTCACTAACTAATCCCCAAGGAGATAATCTCCTAGCAAGTTTTTCACCTAGAAGACGATTAATCCTTTTGGTAATGTATGGCATATCGAACAGTTGAATATTCCAACCAGTTACAACATCAGGAGTATTATCCATCCACCATTGGATGAAACTACTCAGCATATCATGCTCGTTATTAAATTGTATGTAACGAACATTCTCTTGCTTAACTTTAAAAGATCCAACACCCCATGTTGTTATCTCTTTAGTATTATAATCCTGTATTGAGATCAATAATATCTCCTGATCAGCAGTTTCTACATCAGGAAATCCATTCTCAGAACGAGTCTCAATATCAACAGTTAATAATCTTACCTTTCCAATGTCGAATTTGATCTCTGCTTCGGGGTACTTATCAGAGATATACTGGTAGATATACCTCTCATTGCCATAAATTTTAAACTCATCAATATCTTCATACTTTTTATAAAAATCTCTACAGTCTCTTACCGAACCTGGTTTGATAGGTGCCACATATTCACCTTCTAAAGTTTTGTAGAAAGTTTTTTTCTTTGATGGAACAAAAAGAGTTGGATTGTATTTTTCTCTGAACTGAATGTACTCACCATTATCATAACCACGAACAAGGAAATGATCCCCGATCATTTGTACATTAGTATAAAACTTCATTCAATTGATAATCTCGTTGTATGCTTCTAAAATAAATTTTTCTGGATCTACAAGAGTCAGAATCTTATCACTACTAATACGACATTTATTATCTGCTGATTTGTTGAGAACATTCCAAGGTCTCAAACGATCAATATATTGTTTTGGTTCTTCCTCACCTTCTTTGAAGTCAATAAACTCATATGGATCGGAAAGTTGACAATCGGGTTCACCAATGTCAGCACCAACAACTTCTTGTACATCTGCGATGACACATTTGTAACTGTCATCAAATACTACTATCTTAATTGCCATTTTGCAACTCCAAATACATTGATTTTAAATCAGCAATAGGTTCAAAAACGCATTGAACTACATTAGGATTTACTATAAAAGTAGAATCACTAGTTAATGGTTGCCAAGTTGCTAATGAAACTTGAGATTGATTTGATTCAACTTGCGATGCATCTTCTTGAAGAGTCAATGTTGGTTGCAAAACAACCTTCAATGGATTGTTGAAAAGATATTGTCTACTATCATTATCAGGATCGATTACTTCCTTTATATCAGCGATCACTTGATCGTTGTTAATCAATGCTACTTTTATCGACATGTGTTTGGGATTCCTCCTGCCATTATACCATAAAAAAGAGGGTCTGACGACCCCCTTATATATTACCTTAGGATTTCATTGCATAATCGTTTACAGGCAGGTTGACCAGGTACTTCGGAGCATTCAACAATGCACTCATAATACTCATCCAATTTTTGTTCCCATGAATCACTTGAGTAATTGTGATCGGTAACTGTCCATCCAGACAGTTGGTTCTGTGGCATCATGTTGTGCATTTAATCCTCCATATGTACTTTATTTAGTCAGGAAACCCTAACAATTTTGCTTTTAGTTACAAAAATTTATGCCTAGTTAGATCCAATCTTTACGCTGATGATGCTCTGGAACTACCTTACCAAGAGTAACAGTTAGTAACCCATCTTCAAAGTTTGCTTCATTGACAATAGTGTCTTCAGCAATAGTCCATGATCTATTAAAGGATCTTTGTGCAAGTCCTCTATGTGCGTAAGTTGTATCTTCTTTAACTTCTTTGTTTCCTTCTACAGTGAGTCTACCATACTCTGTATAGACCTTAACCTCATCCTTTTTAAATCCTGCTAGAGCAATCTCTAGTCTAGATTCTGTGTTACTTACGGTGATGAGATTGTAAGGTGGGTAATTACTTGTTGTGGTATCATCCCAAAAACGATTGAGATAGTCATCCATCCCTATACCATTTTCTCTTATAACCTTCATTAATTCTGGAAGGTTGGCAGCGTGATACCTTGCTAGGTTAGTCATAGTTCTCCTTAATAAGCGAGTTGTTTTTTGTTGTCCCTTTCGGCGACACTACTAATTATAATACCTTCAGTCTCTTTCCAATCCTTGACATGGTACGCTTTACCACCCATTTCTTGTACTGCTTTCCCTAAACTATGATCATTTCCTCCTTCTTCCATCCTATCACCAAAGAAATGTAACTCTTCTCCTAGTCTAAAGTCTCTAAGAATCTGACTTTTATCACTACCTATAGGTCCTAAGTCAAGACCTGTTTGTCCTCCTAGTGCTACCGATAAATTAGGAAAATTATTTCTAAGTCTATTTGCAATATCTTCTCTCTCTAATCTTTCTTTATCCCATTTAACATATTCTTCTCTACCTGCAGTTGGATCTTTTCCTCTACCTAAGATACTAAAATTTACTCCACCAGGTCTTCTCTCAATATGCAATCCGTTACGGATAGGAAAACAACTATATGCTAACTCATCTTTTAAAAATTTTTCTACATCCCTTGGCAACTCCCAATCATCCCTGTAGACATTGACATCTCTCTCATAAGCATCACTACCAGAGCAATTATAAACTCTCTTTGCTCTGTAACATATATCAAGACCAAGTTGATCAACTGTTTTCTGTCTGTCGCTACCAGTAACCAGATATACAGGATATGTACAGCAAAATTTTATAAAGAATGCCTCAAATGAAATGTCAATCTGACCTCTACTAGGTGTGAGAGTGCCATCTACATCAAATATATAATGCTTCACTTAGTATGTGGAATATCTATATCGTCGCATCCTGCGTATGATGTTGACAAGTCAGCACCTATATCACCACCCTTATCTGCACCGAACATAGTAACAAATCCAGCAGCAACCCAACCTACGAATGGTATATTTGCCAAGGCAGGGGCAACTGTTCCTGCAGCAACGCTACTTCCAACTACCTTTCCTGTACCTCTACCAGAACCAGCAGCTTCGATACATGCGATAGTTTTTGCACTAAGTGTGGTATCTTCCACAGCACCTTTATTACCTTGAGCAGATGGATCTATCCATGCACTAGTACTACTAACTGGTCCTCCATGATGGATTGCTCCATCCATAGTATACATTTCTTTGGTTTGTATGGTTTCTTTCTTACTACCTAGGAATCCACCTCTCTTCTCTATATCTTTTACATTAGTCATTACTAATGGATCGTTTGCTCTGTATGCCATTTCATATGAACCATCTGCATTACTCTTGATTCTATATGATGTATAAGGACCGACAGGGAGTGTAGGAAAACGACTCTCTTCTGCACTCTTTCTAGCAATTGTTCCTATTGCACCAACATAAGTTAATCCAATAAGACCTGCTGAACCCAATGCAATCCATTTTTTATAAGTCATGACGATTCCTCTTCTTTAGTTTTGCGACCAATGTTGTACTTAGTTTCTAGTATCCAATTGCCTTTATCTTTATAAGACAACACCTTTATCTGATTTAAAGGAGCAATATCTGCTATTCTATCAGAATCTTTGATAGAAATCAAGCCCCAATCAGCAAGCAACTGACTAATACGATTCCTACGCTGCACATCGTTAATAGTAAGGTTAGCTCTTTTTCCATCTAAGGCAAATAATTCTTTGAAATGTACGATATAATATCGTCCCTGCTTATGTAGTATATGACACGACTGGTACAATTTTTTTTCTTTACGGGAAGCAACACCTATGCGTGTTAAAGTTTCTCGTACTTTTAAGAAGTCATCTGGTTCACTCAATGCGACTTCAACCATTAACTCAGGCGACCATTCATAGGTCGGTTCAACAACAACGCTCATTATACTAAGATAATATTCAGTATTTCTATTTAGTTTAGGGACTTCTTGACATTTTGAAGTCCTGCATGAACCACCTCATATGCCTTACCATAAGCCATTCTATTGATATATCTCTTATCCCACCATTCATTTATCTTACAATCCTTACCACTTTGTTTTTCATAGATGCCAAGGAATACACTAAAGGTATCCCAAGCAGGTAATGGAAAATACATTGGAGATAGACAAACAAAAATATGATCATAAACATAATCACCATGATCATACTCATGAGCAAAACAAGATTTCCATTCGCATGGTTCACCAACATTCTCACATATAAATTGATTGACTGGAGTACGAGTATCAACTTCTTTTGTTCCTTCATTACGAATCCAAGTCATGCTATTGAGTCTTCCTTGATAATGTAGATACGCACCCCAACTACCTTCATCAACTTTACCATAAGCATGAGCATAATGATATTCTACTAGATGACTAGCAAGAAACTCTTTAAATTCTTCTTCATCATCACCAATATAAGTTCCTGCTAGAAAGTCATCATGATGATCTATGTTAACTAGATCAATCTTTCCTTTAGGAAGATCTTTAAGTATCATATCATGATCAAATCCAAAAGAAACTGTAGCATTAGGAGATGCTCCGAGTGCTCTAGTATATGTTTCTAATATGTAATTCAAACACTCATCATTAATTATCCTAGATTTATCATTCAAATCAGGATACTTCTTAAAGTATTGTGTCCACTTTGTATAAGGATGCCACTCTTCCCATAGTTCATTATCCTCATTCGGCCAGTCTTCTACTGCAGGGAAACAATAATCAATATCAATACTTAAAACTTTTTTCACTTGATTCCACCTACATCCATTTTCTTTTTTATGTATTCTAATTGATCAGGAGTTAATATTCTTAGTGCTTGTTTTGCCTTCTCAGTATTGTACTTATAATATTTTTTAACAAGATCCAAATCATCTATTTTTTCTTGTTTTAACCAAGGAGCAAAACGCTTTCTTTTTCTAACTCCATTCAACATAAAATTATATTGCATATCATTATCCAAATTAGGAAATCTATTCATCTCATTAGCATACATTATGCAATCAAGGTGACCAGATAAGCAACGATTTACAATGTATGCAGGATACTTTGCATCTGGATCTTCTTCAAAAAGATCTTTCTTATTAAGATTGATTGAATTTAACCAGTCTTTTAATTCCATAGTATGTAATTCCCAATGACAAGAAAATCTAGATCCATATTTTTAAATCCTTTAATAGCATCTTCTGGAGTTTCAATGATAGGTTCTCCACTCTTGTTGAATGATGTATTTAAAAGAACAGGATCTTCAAATTTAGATAGTAGATGATATATTTTAGGATTTTGTTTCTTATTAACAGTTTGAATCCTACAAGTTTTATCCTCATGAACAATAGCAGGGATCCTATCATTTATAGCATGCTGAGAACTCAACATGTATGGTGTAATTTCACCCTCAAGAAAATAATCATCTATTCTTTCTTCTAACATTATACCAGCATACGGTCTCCAATGCTCACGATGCTTAATTCTTTTATTCAAGATATCTTTATTTTCTGCTTGAGCAGCACTCATGAGAATAGAACGATTACCAAGAGCACGAGGACCATGTTCTGATCTACCTTGGAACCATCCTACAATTTTATTCTTCTCAAGTTCAAAAGCAACTGTCTCACATAACAAATCAAAGTCTTTATAATATTCCATATTCTCTACATCAGGAACAAAATCTTCATAAGATTTTCCAAGGTATGAAATATTATTTTTTGGCATACGAGGATTACTTCCAGTTTTATAAGCACCCCATGCTGCTGCTCCGAAATGAATACCAGAGTCATTTGTATATGGTGGTATATGCATGTTCTTGAACAATGGTTTTAATAAACTATTAGCACATACATTGAGGAAAGATCCACCTGCAAAACAATGATTATCTTCTAGGTAACCATCTTTTTGTAAAGACTTAATCAATCCAAGCAGAGCATCCTCAAATGATCTTTGCAAATAATATGCCTTATCTTCTAAACTTCCCTCGATAGAATTAAATACCATACGATAGTCATAGAAGTTTGCTACATTATGTCCGAAGTCATACTTTTCAATATCAAATAATTCTTTAGCATAATCATTAGCAAGTGTGTATGGTTTGGGTGCGTCTACCTCATTTCCATACGATGCAAGACCCATTATCTTTCCTTCTTTTGGTGTCTTATCATCTTCATAATCTTTACCTATCTCTTTACACTTACCTTCATATATCATCTTAGACCATTGACAATAAAATTCTCCAAAAGAATTCTCACCAACATCGCCAGGCATACGAAAGAATCTAAAAATCTTTTTTCTCTTATCAAAATATCCTATACTATTATTTTCTCCTCCACGAATATTACCAGTAGCAAAATCCCACAGTCCACTACCCAAACCATCTAATGTTAAAAAACTTCCACTATTAAATGGAGAAGTAAATACGGTAGATGCTGCATGACATAAATGATGCGATAAAAACCAAACATCTGCACATGGAAATATATCTCTTAGTAATTTACTTGCTTCTTTTTCTTTTCCATCATACCAAATTTTACGCTCTGTAGTAGTAACTTCACTATATTTAAAAAGATTATTCCAAGGGTATGTTGGAACATAACATACTACATCAATATCATCTTTAGAATAATCTCCTAAGACATAATCAATAGATCTAAAAGGAAAACTACCATCCTCTTTTATCCTACTCAAACGCTCTTCATTTATACTTCTAATATGATATCCATCTACAAATAAAGTTGCACCAGAGTCATGACTTATTGCCTCTGGATTTTCAATTGTACCATATAGTCCTATAATATTCATATCGTATAGTTGGTTAAGACTAACTCTTTGCGATCCATTTGTTCTGACATATATTTACCTACAGATCTCATAGTATATGTGTGATCAAATTCAGATGCATTCCAATTGATAAAACGATCACGAACTAATTGTGATGAGTTATAAGATATTATCTGATCACAACATGCATTGTCACAATCTTGTGCAAATATATCATGATCAAATCCTTTATGCATAGCACCCTTCTTACCATATAAATTTGTTTTAATATCGTAAGGAGGATCTGAATAGATAAAGACTGTTGGATCGTCAGTTAATAGATCTGAGTATGTACTATTAGTTATGTTCCAATTCTGAATCAAATTTCCATAGTCTGCTAGTTTCTCAATTCCTCTATAAGAAAAATTAGATTCTGATGCCTGTGGAGAAAATGAACTTGACTCAGTAAGACCAGAAAAACTACATTTATTAGTAACATAAAATGCTGCTGCACGATGTAGATTTGGTAATGTTTTATTGTTTATATCATCTTTTGCTTGAGTGAATAATTCTCTAGCAGAATCTCTATCAGGATACTTCTTCTTTAAATTAAAAACTTGATCCTGTAATGCTTGACCATCATGCTGCAATTCCATCCAAAAATTTGCTAATGGTTCATACAAATCATTAACCCATACTTTAGTATTAGGAAATCTTTTAGTCCATTCCAAAGCAAACGAACCACCACCTAGAAATGGTTCACGAAACTCTCTATACATTGGTTGACGACCATCAGATCTTTTCCAAGGATAAAAACCAAATAATTTTTTAACTGCTCTAGATTTTCCACCAGGATAACGAAGAGGAGTTTTTAATTGCTTCATACTACTGCTCTAAAAGATCTAATAAATTAGGTTTTGGTGTAAAGAACTCTGGATATTTTTGAAAGATTACAGGATCGTATTGTGCTGATACAAGACATGATCTAATATCTGTTCCTTCTTGTCTCCTTCTTTGTATAGCAGGTCTATCTAAAACTGGATTTTTCATTTTTGCAAATGTACCATTAGAATTTGTTGTTAACCCTGCTGTTGGAACCTTAAAAATAAGAGTCCTCCACTTAGTCAATAAAACCTGATAAAAGACATCTGTATTTTCTTTAGTTCTAGGACTAGCACCATTTCCTGCGGTTTGAAATCTAACATCAAATGTGTCCCTATACTTTATTGTACCACGCTTTTTCATTCCTAAATCTAGTTTATTTTTATATACAATCTTTTTAATCTGTGCTCTCTCTAATCCTTTTTCATGTACCATAAGGTCAATGCCTTGATCTACATGAGGTTGAGAAAAATTAATTTTCTCTCTTAACAAATACATCTCCACTGCCTTTTCACAAGAACCCCCACTAAAAATAGTGTCGGAATTTTTATGGTTTGTCTTATCAATTTTTTCCTCTGGTAATAGAGGAGGCATAACTGGAACTATACGCATTAGTCGTTCATGTATGAGAATGGATCTTCAGTAACTTGGATCTCAATAGTATCAAAGATTCTATTTAAAGATCTAGCAAATATTCTGTAACCAGATCCAACATACAGTTGACCTGTTACTACAGAGAATGTCGCAATACCCCAGAATAGATAGTAGAATCTACTCTTAACTTGGTTGCGTAATTTGTTTGATTTAGTAGTCATAATTTTTATTTGAACTTACATTCTACCATAATTTCCGTAAGACATGCAAGCATGTTAATTTCTTGATCTGCTACAAACGCCATTTGATATTGATACTTAGCAATAATAAGAACAGCAGCAGCAATACTAGGACCGTCAAGGGATGTGTATAAAGCATCGTAGATACGACGGAAGAGGAGATTAGGATCATTGTCCAAATTAGCAACCGTCCATTTCCGAACCGATGGGAAGTCTTTCTCTTTGAGTTTTTTAATGAGATCATTTACTTTTACATCTGAAAATTCCGCAAGTATTGCTGAGTCTATTATACCACCAACTGAATATCTTTGACATTCATTTAAGACTCTTCTCCAGTCTGGAAAGTGTTTGTTGATTAACTCAATAATAACTTTCTTATCTGATTTGATATTTTCTTTATCTAAGATCTCATTAAGTCTTTTGAAAAAAGATGCTGCAATATTTTGTTTCTCTTTACCTTTAATACCAAACTCTACAACAGCACATCTAGAATGCAATGGTTCTATAATTTTATTCTTATAGTTACAAGTAAAGATAAACCTACAATTGTTATAAAACGATTCTATGTTTGCCCTTAGTAGTAACTGTACATCATGAGTAGTATTATCTGCCTCATCAATAATGATTACTTTATGAGTGCTAGTTTGTGACAAAGAAACAGTTGATGCAAAATTCTTTGCTTGGTTTCTTACTGTATCAAGAAATCTTCCTTCATCAGATCCATTGATAATAATATAGTCACATGACAATTGTTCACAGAGTGCTCTTGCAATAGTTGTCTTACCACATCCTGCAGGACCAGCAAGTAATAGATTAGGTATCTCACCTTTATCTACAAACTTCTGGAAAGTATCTTTAATACTTTTAGGAAGTATGCACTCGTCTATTGTCTTGGGTCTATATTTTTCTACCCATAGAAATTCAGTTCTCATTACAAAAGATTTAACGAAATAATAATACGATCTTGGTCACTATCATGTGGTGGTGCCATATGCATCAAACCACTTGGGAAGATTACCAAGTCACCTTCTTCAACTGCAATAGAACCAGTATCACGACTACCAGATTCTGCTGCAAACGGTGAAAAGAACAAAGTGCTTTTATGCACCTTTGCATTCATTTTAGCATAGAATACACAAGAATAACCAACAGTGCCATGATCATGTGGAACATGATAGTCTCTGCTCTTATATCTTTGACACCACAGACCACTTACATGAGTAAATTTGTATTGAGAAATTTTTAAAAATTCATCTAGATAAGGTTGTGTTATCTTCAAAAAATCTTCAGCATATGGTGGTGCTGATTTATTAAAGTAATCTGTGTAATCAATGTGAGTATTCTTTGCCTTAATATTATCAAAGGGAACCATAGAAAGTATACGGTTCCCTTCTTTTTTCCACTCAGTCACATTGACTTTATGGATATAAACAGTAAAGAGTGGTAAAGACTCAATCGGCATAAGTTGAATCAGGTTCTAACGCTATAAAGTAATCTAAATTATACTTACTATTGGTAAACTTAGCAAGGTTCTTTCTAGAAATTTGTACTTCATATGAACCAGGAATCAACTTGATATTCTCAATCTTAAAATTGAATTCAAATATACTATCGGTCTCACCAACAACAAGAGCAAACTCGTTAGAGTTATCATTCTTCTTGTCACGAACTGTTAGAGTAATATTTTTTGCATTACCAACAGCAGCAAGATCTGGCAACTGATATATTGAAGATGCCTTGAGCAACTTCTGCAATTGAATACTATCCAACTGGAATGATACATCAGGAGTAGGTAATTCTATACCTTTCTCTGGTGGAGTAATAATGACATCAGGATCAGCAAAAGCAAATTTTACTTTAGTAGTATTACCTTCACGAAGAATCATATATGATTCATTCCTAAGATCGATGTCTGGGTCATTCATAAGATTGACACCATTTAAAAACTGTGGGAGATCATATATCCCAAAGTCTTTTTCAAAATTTTCATCAACTTCTGCTTCTGCTAGGATGTTTTTCATCACAGATATTGTGCGAAGTTTAGATCCTTTTTTTACCAAAATAGATTGGTTAATAGAAGAAAAATTTTCTAACAGATCGATTGTTTTTTCAGATAGTTTCATATCCATTGGTTAAGAGTCCTTGTCTAATCCTTCAAAGTGGTATAATAATACAGCATAATGCATTATCTTCTGTATGTCAAGTCTCGCAGTTCCTTTTTTGTCGTATCGAGACGCATACTTAAGTATGTTACTACGACAGAATGCTGATGCATCCCCAACAGAATCAATGAGATCTAAAGTTTGTATTTTATTAGAGTAATGTTTAGAATATGTTTGTCCAATATACTCTTTTATACTATCTAAAATCTCATCTTCGTTGTACTTGTACTCAGGAGATTCATCAGTAGAATCTTCTGGAACTTCTGGTGGCCATGGAGAACCAGGAGTCCATTCATATCCTCCAGATTTTTCAATCCATTCTAAGTCTTCATCTTTATCCATAACTGGATAATCCTCCTCAAAGGTTCCGTCTAGTATAGATGCTGCTAGACTCCATGCATTTACCATTATATCACTCCTGAGTGTTTGAGTCAACTTGTATGTTGAATATATTATAACTCATAGTTATCCTAGTAACATCACTTGTAAATGGATACACAGTATGTTTTAACTGTGCAGGGAATACAAATATGTCACCTGTCCTAGGAACTACTTTATAACTTCCAGTATACATGTATCCAGAAGGACCGTCAATAAATTCCAACTGACCAGGACAAGGCATATTAGTTTTGTCCTTAACAGTATCAGATTCTTTTGCTATCTCTTCGGGTACATCAATCATTATAACAGAAGAAAGTTCACCACCGTGAACATGAACAGGATTAAACTCATTTTTCTTTTGAAAATTAATCCAAGGACCATTACCACAATCAAAAGTAAGTCTTGACATTGGTGGATCTGGTTGCCCCAACATATCTTCTTTTCTTCTATCAAAACATCCTGCCATATACCTAAAAATATGAGGATAGATTTCCTTCATAAACCCTTGAGGATCAATCACACTTTGCAATTGATCATCTATGTTACCTGCTAAATCCCATCCAACATTTTCGTTTTTAATTTTTGTTTGGACAGATGCTTCAACAAGAAATTTTAAAAAATCCTCTGATATCACTTCATGCAATATCAGAGGACCGAAAGGTTTAATTAGCATCTTCAGATTTGAGATCTACATCTGCATCTACCTTATCATATAAGTCAAGGAAAGCAGATTTTGTTTCATCATCGAAACGATTTAAGCAAACTTGGATTGCTTTGAGTTTGTCACCCCAGATAGCATAGGCACGAACAATGTGAACTAACCTACGAGTTGAGATAACCTCATCAACACCACCGTCAAAGAATGTCTTACGGATAATGTCTGCCCAGTCTACAAGATGCTTACAGAATGCAGTATCTGCACATTCTTTTTCAAGAATCTTTTGCTCGATAGCAACACTAGGATATGATTGCTCAAAGGTTACAGGGAATCTCTCAAGGAATGCTTCATTAAGAACATTAGTTCCGATGAATCTACCATCGTCAGAACCTTTACCTTTTGTATTAGCAGTTGCTATTACATTGAATCCCTTGGCAGGGAGAACATGCCTACCAATCTTTTTAAGGAATACTCCTTTACCTTCTAGGATAGATTGTAAACATAGAATCTTGTTAGATGCTAGATCGATCTCATCTAAAAGGAGTGTAGCTCCCCTTTCCAATGCCTCGACAACTGGACCGTTATGCCATACAGTGCTGCCATTGACAAGACGGAAACCACCAATAAGGTCATCTTCGTCGGTTTCGATTGTGATGTTGACACGAATAAACTCTCTATTTGATTGAGCACATGCTTGCTCTACAGAGAAGGTCTTACCATTACCTGATAAACCTGTGATGAATGCAGGATAAAATACTTTGGATTTTATAATCTTTTTAATATCATTAAAGTTTCCAAATTTAACAAAGTGATCATCTATCTCTGGAATAAGATTTGTACTCTGTACTGGTTGAGCAGCAGGTGCTGAATAATTTTTCTCTAGTGCTTCTGCCACAGTTAATGTCCACTTACCACGAGTAACTTTACGGAACTCTTGAAGTTTGTTGACACGCTTTGTAACGCTTTGCACTTGTACATCGAAGTGTGCTGCTGCTTCATTAATTTCTTTACTAGTAACTTCTTTAACAGTATCGTTTTTTGTTAAGAATGAAATCAAGTCTTCGTTTGAAAATTTTGCTTGGAAAGCCATAATGTTGTCTCGTGTATGTATATATTATACTGTAAATCAAGGGGGAATAAACCCCCAAGTGGACAGTTTGTTAAGCGACCATCTCAACGAATTCGCCTAATACTTTTTTGTTCATCTTTTTGTTGTTAAAAGATTTCTTGAATGCAGATCTGATTTGTGCTTTAGTTGCATCTTGAGCAACTTCAAACTCAGTAGTATTTGAAAGATTGTTGGAAGAAAGAACAAAGAATGAATCGTATCCTTGATTCTTGATAGTGAAAGACTTATGCTTTTTCCAGTCAGCACGAGCACGATCTCTCTTCTCAAAATCTGAAATGTAATGATTGAGCATAGATGATAGATCTCTAGCACCAAGTAAACGGAATCCTACAAAATTAACTGAAGGGAAAGATGACTTAAGATCATCTAATAAGATCTTAGTAAACTTGTAGTAAACATCACTTAACCTACGAACATGACCATTGTGTCTTAAGAAACAGTGACTACGAATTGCTTTGTGACGAAGTTCTGGTTGAGGTTCCCAGTTACGCTGAACCATTGCAGTTCTACAAAGTGAACTTGCTTCACCGTCAGTAAGTACAACACAATTTACTTTCTCAACTCCAGTATTTTTTTGGAACTGAGGGATGATTTCATGAAGAGAAATTAGTGCTTCATTCAATGGAGTGCCAGATAGTGACATCCTTCTAGGAGAAATTCCATATCTACTAGTAAAACCTTCTGCTATCTTCCAGATGTTTAGCATCTGTCTCTCACACTCTTTAGCATTACAGTTGCTGCTAAGAAGGTTCATCAAACTGAAATGATCTTCAATGAATATCTCATCAGGACCTTGCTCTTCTGCTGCAGGTCTGTTGTCAGCGTTACCGTAGTAGTACCATTCGTTGCTGAATGCGTAAACCTCATATGGGATGCCGACTTTGCGAGCAAACCATATCAAATTATACATCTGTTTTACTGTGTTTAGTAACACATCTGCCATAGAACCTGACCAATCTAGTATAAAGAGTAAGCCATGATTCTTACCATCAGGAAGAACTGTAATCTTTTTGAAAATGTCATCGTTGAACTTGTACTGGTGTAGTTTTAAGCAATCAAGAACTCCAGTTTTAGAAGTAGCAGCACGAGCATATGCAGATGCTGCTTTTTTCATTTCAAATTCTTTAACAAGATAACTAACTTCTTTACCAGTTGATCTTTTGAACTTTTGATATTCTGTTTCAGAATCTTTGTGCCATTGTGTTATCCAATTAGCACCACCATAACTGTCATACTCCTCATTCATTTTTTCTTCATATGCTTTCCACTCTGTTTCAATATAAGTATGAATTTCATTCACAGGAACTACAGTTCTATCAAGATTTATTTTTGGAAGATTTACATAGACTGGTGCTTCACGATTAGGGTCAAACTTACCTGCGAGTTCTTCTAATTTTTCTGCTAGTGAGTCTACAGTTTTAGTCTCAAAATCATTATTACCATGAGTGCCACCTTGCTCGTAACTTGGTACATCTAGATCTGATTCATACTCTTCTCTGTCTTCATCAAAATCTTCATCAAACTGATCTGGTTTACCTTCTCCTTGACCTGACTCTTGTTCTTCTTTTTCATCTTGTATATCATCTAGTAGATCTTCTAGGTCAACAGGATTGTTAAGACCACCTTGACTTACATTTTCTTTTGAAACTACTTGCTCTACAAACTCTTGATCTTTACTTTGATTCTCTTCAATAAAATCTCTTAGTTTTTTTGCTGCTTGTAATGCATCATCAAATGTTTCTGCTTTACCAATAAGATCTACGATATATTTTTCTGTGTTGGAAAACTTGATATTTAAGAATGCACCTACCTTGAACCATAGATTGATACGATCAGGAAAACTATATGTAGCAAGATCTTCGCCTTTGGTCTCAAAGAAATCATCCTCATTTAACTGTGTATATCCTCTGCTGAATGTTTTGTTTAGACCTGCATATCTTCTCTTCATCAACTTCTCAATACGAGCATCTTCTGTGATGTTTACTAGAGATGGATTTAGATTTTTGTACTCATCTTCCATGAACCAGTTACGAGGGTCAGTAAAAAGTGCATGACCAACCTCATGTGCTACTAGAAGATCGTACACATCTTCAGAATTAATCTTCCACATTGGTAGAGTAAGGACTCTACGATCTACATCAAAAGATGCTGTAGATACATCTCTGTGTTCGATGATTAAGTTTTCTGTTGCTAGGAGTTTAGCAAGTTTACCTTTAATTTCGTGAAGCATGTGTCTCGTCTTGTATAGTATTATTATACCAATAAAAAAGGGGGTAAGAACCCCCTAGTGTACACTTTGTAAACTGTCACATCATGGTATCATGCATGCACAGGTTAATCTATAAAATGGTGTGTCTACTAGTATAGGCATGGCATCATGTAGTTCAGTAGATTTGAATGCTATAAAATCACCAGGTTCAAAAGTAAAAGTCTCCTCTTGGATTTGCAATTCTCCACCCCAAGACTTATCCCATTGTGGAGTCATGAATCCAATGATACTCCAACTATATTTCTTACCTCCAGTACCATCAGTATGGAAACAAGGTATATTCCCTTTCCTTTGGGCATTGAAAACTACCGACTCTATATCATGTGTAGGTAGTTCAAAACCATATTTATCTCTGATCTTTTGTTTAACATTAACCATAGTGGCAATCATATATGCAGAAATAAATTCAGAATGAATTCCACCAGGATCTTTTGCAACAAATCTAGGGTATGCTAGTTGTGGATTATCTGCATTCGCATAACCACCACCAATATGCCAACAGGGATTGTTCATCAAATGATCATAGACCTGTTTGATCTCTGTATAATCTAAAACATTTTTAGCAATGTATGCTTCTTTCATAATTAACCTTCAACTAGAGATTTACTTGACATGTAAGAGAATCCACCCTTTTTAGTAAATTCTATAACAGTATTAAACTTATCTAGCATGTCAATCTTATGGGATATTACAAATACATTTGAGTCAGCAATAACATATCTTATTATCTTATTAAATTCTTCTGTACCTACACTATCCAATGAGGAATCAAATACCTCATCGAGTATGAGAAGATTTGTATTTGCAGAATTTTTAAACCTAGCAACCTCTCTCCAAGCAAAGAGAAGTGCTAGGTCTATACGCATTTTCTCACCCTCTGAAAAGGATGAGTATGTAAATTTATCATGGACTGGACTCTGAACAGTTTCAGTAAACTCTTCATCTAATTTAAAATTGATATAGAAATCCATCATCTGCAAGTAACGATTGACTTGCTGATTGATAAGAGGTAAATATTTTTTGACAATCTTAGACTTCACTCCACCATCCATAAGAAGTGAAAATGCAAATTCTTGATATTTTATTTCTTCTTTTTTATCTACGAGTTCATCAAATATTGTCTGAAGATCTTGCTCGAATCCTTTTAATTTCTCATGTTCAGAATTTCTACCTTGAAGTTGTTTGGTAATAGTTTGAATTTCTTGTTGTAAATCTCCTGTCTGTCTCTGATATCCAGTAATGCGAACATTGTTCTGAGAAATGCCATGTGTTAGATTCGTTATCTCCTTTGAAAGTGTGAGGAAAAGACGCTCTCTTTCTGTTTCTTCTTTTATCGACTCCTCTAGCTTAATGTAGCCGTCTCTGAGTTCCTTTGCTCTATTTTGAGCGTCTTCGATTTTATTTAGACGAAAGTTTTCTTCTATAGGTTGGGTACATGTAGGGCATGTTACATTATCTGTAAAGAACTTGTGTTCCTTAGTAATCGTTGATACTTTTTCATTCAACTTAATTTTCAAATTCCCTAGTGTTTTCAAGCGTTTTTGGGATTCGCTTACCTCTATTAACTGTTTATTTTTCGTAACAATTTCTTCATCTATTTTTGTATTTTCATTAAGTAAATTGTCGATTTCTAAATTAATTTTTGTAATCTTTCCTTCATTTTTTTCTATACTTTTTTCACCTCTATCTTGCAACTCTTTTAAAAATTCTTCTTGCATAAATATCTTTTCTTTTACATTATCTTTCTTTCCATTTAAGACTTTAACTTCATCTCTAACATCCTTTATTTTTTCCTTAACAAGATTCCACATTGCTGAGAAAATTTTAATATCTAACAGATCTTCTATCACCTCTCTACGATGAGAAAGAGATAGTTGCATGAATGGAATAAAATTACTGCTACCTAATATTACAATTTGAGTAAATGATTTAAAATTTAATTTCAAAATCTGCTCTTCAAGAATTTTTTGATTAATTCTATCGTCAGCTTCTTTATTACGCATCTCACCATCAATTTCTATATCAAACATATTAGGTTTGATGCCACGACGAACAAGATATTTTTTAGTTCCTATTGTAAATTCAACTTCTACTACAGTTCCTTTCTCATTAGAACTATTGACCATCTGAAGTTTAGTTATTCTTCTATATGGTTTATTAAACAAAACAAAGCACAAGGCATCTAGCATGGTAGATTTCCCTGCACCATTTGATCCTACGACTAGAGTAGTTCCAGCCTTATCAAGTTGTATATGAGTCCATTGATCTCCTGTACTTAGGAAATTTTTCCAACGAACTTTTTCAAATTTTATCATCTAGTGGTGGAGGTACAACGATATCGTTAGGTGTAATTACAGTGTACTTATAATTATACATCTCACAAGCAGAAATTGCAACCCCTTCATCAATTTCTATAACTTGCATTCGTACTCCATGATCAGAAAGGAGTTGAGATGAGTATCTTTCTGCATCATCTTCTTTTTGAAAAATAAACAATACCTTCTCTCCAGACTTATCCTTTACAGCATATGCACCATCCTTTGTTTTTTTTTCTGATGTCAGTAAATACATTACTCAACTTCTGAAGCTTTAGCGTATAATGATTTAAACATGTCTTTCACTCTAGATTTATCTAGGGTGTCTTCAGACTCATCAATATATGTATTTAAAATTGATAGGGTATTTTCCTCACTAATATCAACATCATCATCGCCATGCAACCAACCATTATTGTAATCAAAATTTTCTACAATTTTTAATTCTTCAACATTAGATGATTGAATTTTATCAATAAATCTCTCAAATGATTTTGGATCAGTTTTAGTTTGAACAATTACTTTAACTATCTTTCCTTTCAGTTCTCTAGTATCAAATGTTTGATATGGTGTATCATTATAATAAACATTATAAAACATACGATAAGGATTATTAACTGATTCTAATTCATAAGTCTCAGTATCAAAGAAATGAAACCCTCTATCATCTTCTACATCATTCCAATACATTTCATATGGATTTCCAAGATAGAATACCTTACCATCATTACTACGAGTATGATAATGTCCACTAAAAACTCTATCAAACTTCTGTAAGTATTCTATATCATGTCCTCTTGTTTGTTGAAATCCTTTGTAAGGAGAAAAACCATTTAATTCTAGATGACCGCAAGCAACTTTTGCCTTAGATGATTTTATCTTCTTCATCATCATCTTTTCATTCTCCTTGTTTATCCAAGCGAGAAATGCAAACTTGGTACCTCCAATTGTATATTCAGCAAAGTCTCTGATAGGAACAATATTATTATATTCTCGTAAAAGTAAATCAACTGTATTAACTGAGTTGTTATTTTTGTAGTACGCAGTGTGATTCCCAACAATAGAGTATACAGCAATTCCCATATCTCGCAACCTATCGAAATAATTTTCTTTAGCCCATTTAAGAGACCAGAGATCAATACTCCTCCTATTGTCGAAAGTATCTCCCATATCGATAAGAGTTGTGATACCTTCTCTATCAATCGCAGGGAAAAAAATGTCTTCATAAAATTTTTGAAAATACTGATGAAATTGTATACTACCTTTTCTAGCACCAAAATGCTGATCAGTTATAATTGCTATCTTCATAAGAAAATCTCTAATGTACCTTGTCTAGAATTGACTCTATCTTCTATTAGATTACCATAACCCTCATGTAATTCGCAACCAATGTAATCTCTGCCTAGTTTTTTAGCAACCATAGCAGTGGTTCCAGATCCCATGAATGGATCAAGAACAAGATCACCCTTTTCACTTCCTGCAAGAATACATGGTTCAATTAGATCTGGTGGGAAAACAGCAAAGTGTGCTCCTTTATATGGTTTGTTAGTTACTGACCAAACAGACCGTTTATTTTTTGTAGGGTAAGACTTGGATAACCCACTATGAGGAACCAAGCCAGTGCCAGGATTATGGTACTTGCCTTTAGTGCGATCTCTTGTCCCCCAGTCTTTTGCTGGTTCTTTAATTGCTTCATTGTCGTAAAAATATTTTTTATTTTTGCTTAAAAGAAAAATGTATTCATGTGATTTTGTGCATCTATCCTTCATGCTTTCTGGCATGGGATTAGGTTTGTGCCATATGATATCTTGTCTGAGATACCATCCGTCTGATCTCAGAGCAAATGCAAGCATCCAAGGAATACCAATAAGATCTTTCTCTTTTAGTCCTTCTAATTTATTTGCTCTACGATTACAATTTTCTGGTAGATCTTGATTCGTTCTACTAACAGTTTGCTTAGGCAATCCTCCAGTACCAGGTCTATAGTTATAGTATGAATCTCCTATATTCAACCACAGTGTACCATCATCTGTTAGAATGTTTCTTACCTCTCGAAATATTTCTACTAGTTTTTGAATATATTCTTCTGGAGTTGATTCCAATCCTATTTGATCGCCCTCGCCACCATAGTCTCTTAGACCATAATAAGGGGGAGAAGTAACACACATCCTAGGTTTCTCATCAAATTTTTTAAGGGTATCTAAACAATCCCCAAACAAAACTAAGTCTCTCATCTATTAGAATTTCTATACTGGATATTATCTTTAATAGTATTATAGTCTGAAGCGGTGCCTCCTGCACCCTCCTCTACAACCATGACCTGATCGTATCCTGTTTTCTCTATTATCTTAGTTTTTATCTCTAATTGTTTCTTCTCCTTCTGTATGCGTCTCAGAAAGGCATAATATATTATCTGTGTAAAGTATGCAAAAGGATTAGTAGACTTCTCAGGATTGAAATTATGGATGTATTGGACGCAATTCTCTATGCCATCGCCAATCATGTCTTCTCTAAACATATAGTTTACGAAGTTTGGTTTGTATGACAAGTGAGTTGCAATCTTTAAAAAACAATCACCCAAGTAATTACTGATTAATGGTGGATCTATTCCTTTTTCTTTTGCAATCGCACACTTATTTCTATAGACCACCATTGCCTCTAATAACTCTTTATTATTAACATAATGATCAGATCTTTTGCGTGGCATAGTTCTTATCTGTATAAGGATATTATAGCACAGCTTGACAAAAGTTCAAATACCATTTAGAATAACTTTGTCAAAGTTCAGAAGGATTGTATCAAGTATCTGTTGCTATTCCTACTGACTTATTTTCTTGAGCATCTAGAGCAAATATATTTTCTAATTTTTTCTTAGCATCTTTAACAGTTCCTTTGTACCCCATTTTTTCCGAGGGGCGGACTTGTTTACCTTTTCCTTTGAATATAGGACCGTACTTCTTTTCTAATTTTTCTGCCAAGTAGTTTAGATAGTATTCGATCATATCGTGTTCTTCATCTATCTCAGTCATCGTAACAACCTTGTCAAAATTTATAAAGAAGAAATCATCACTAGGTATGTGCAACCAAGGTTCTACTCTTACGAACGAGCCCCTCGCTCCGTGGATAACTTGTATGACAACTGGATCTTGCAGAATTAATGTCTCAGGAGCATCTGGATCGGTAGTTACTATAGCAAATAGTTCCTCCCCAGTAACTAATTTAATAGTGGCGTAAAAGTCTTCTTCTGCGTTTATCATGACTTACTCCTGAAGTTAATAGTTATCATATCATAGTTGAAATTTTCTTCTTTATAGATTTTAATTCTTTCAATGAGATGATTTAATGTGTAATTTCTATTCGACAAATAAGTGCAATCATCTGCTATATCATATAGAGTTGCACTAAATTTATTATGTCCTTTACGGAGAACCCTACCAATTGATTGTAGGTTTCTTATTCTTGACTTCGATGGCGAAGCAAAAATAACATTGTGAAGATTCTTGATATTGATTCCAGTTGAGAAGGTGCCATAAGAGGCAACTATAATGGCATTGCTTTCTTTTTCTGCAATCCCACGAACTTCTTCTCTTTCATCAACATCTACACCTCCATGTATGAAAAAAACTTTTTGAGTTTCTTCCTTGTCACTATTTATCTTATCAAAAAGTATTTGTCCGTGGTTTTCTACCCTAGCAAAAAGAACTAAAGTATTGCCTTTTAGATCTAATGCTAGATTTTTAATAAAATTATTTCTACGATCATTACTAATTAAATAATCTATTTCATCTTGATAGTTAGAAAATTTTATCTCGTCATGTTTTAGTAAAAGAATCTTTGCTTGTAATTTTGCTAGATAACCCTTATCCATCAACTCATCGGTACGAACTACTTTGTAAGAAGGACCAAACAAGCCTTCAAGAACCCACTTATGAGTTTGTGTACCACTAAGTGTTCCAGTAAAACCAAATCTATATTTCGCTAGATGAAGTTTTGTCATGATTTGTGTCAGAGATTTTGCTTTGAATAAATGTGCTTCATCTCCTATTACAACCTCAAACCTTTCAAAATACTTTCTTTCTAGTTTATAGATAGATTGCCAGGTAGTAATAACAACTGGAGCACTCGCTTCTTTATCTCTTCCTGCATATATTCTTTGACAATATGAATCAGCATCCCAACCATATTCCAAGAAGTCTTTATGCATCTGCTCTACCAGAGATGTCGTTGGAACAACTATCAGAATATTTTTCTTTCGTTCTGCGAAGTAACGAACGACTGAGTAAATCATCAAAGACTTGCCAGAGGCAGTGGGCGATATCACTAACCTTCTATTGTGTCTTAGAGCATCGTATACTCCCTCAACTTGGTATTTCCTTGGGCGATGACTTGATATCCGAGTGATATATTCTTTAATACCTTCTTTTGATATCAGTTCATTCTCTTCATAAGGAGTGCCAAAAAATTTACTATCAACAAATTCATATTCATATCCATGTCTATCGCAAAAAGAAACTAATTTATCCAACAACCCAACATACAATTCTCTAGTATGAGTTGAGAACAAACGAATTTTACCATCCCAATATCGTTTCCGATATTGTTTCATGTACTGTGCTCCTTCTATGTCGAAAGAAAAATGATCCGACAGTTCTTGATACACATGTGGTTCAGATTGGATCTTTAGAAAGACCTCATTCTTTTTAGAGATAACGAGTTTGCTCATGACTATCCAGATCGGAAATTATGCCAATCAATAATATTTTTTAACTGATAACTTCTATTCCCTACCTGTTTAATTATATCCTCAAGATAGGTAAGCATTACATCATAGTATTTAATTTTCAAAGTTGACTGCTGTACTTTCTCATCAGCATCCATATATCTTTTTATTGCATCTTTCTCTCTAACTTTATAAGGAAAAGGTTCGGCCTGATACACTTCAGGGTCGGATTTTCCTGAGTAGTAATTCCATCTTTCTAAACGAACCTTATTATCTACTCCTACAGACCTTTCTCTGAGTAACTTTATATTATTATACAAGTCAAAATACTTTGCATGAAGAGATGGTATCTTTGCTGCCTCGTCATGTAAGTTATCTTGATCAATCTGTGCGTCTTTTGACCACATACTTTGTATAGTTTCAAGATTCATAAATTAATTGTCAACTTCAATAGTATAAAACAGATACTTAAATGTTGCAGTAGCTGTAAAGTATGTATAATCGTTTTCGGTGGCAGTAAATTCTAATGATGACAATGAGATTGGAAATAAATCTCTAAATTTTACACGAGTGTTTACATTAAAATTACTATTTAAAATGGATAATGTTCCATCACTATATTGTGCCTTTACATCTCTTGACCCATCAGGTTGTGTAATTAAATTTTGGAATTCTGATACACTCTCAGGATATCCTAAACCATATATCCAGTTATGTATTTCCAAATAATTTTCTAGGTTTTCGTCAACAATAAAATCTAAAGTTAAATCTTCAAATTCTATGTTATCACCAGGCAAATCAATCTTTTTTAGATAGCTTCCAACATTAGGTGTAGGTAAATTTATACCAGGTATTTTTGCACTATTAGAAAAGAAATCAACCTTAGGCGTTTTAACTATATTAAATTTAAAACCAACAGGAGACAAATAATTTTTATTTGTAACTTGTTTAGCAAAAAACGAATTGGACATTGGTTCAGACAGGTCTCCAACAATATTTAGATAAAAAAAGAGACCCCCTAAGGAGTCTCTTGAGAAATATATAAGCGTCTCGCTTACATAAGGTTCTTAACAACTGTTCTCTGATAGTAACGGTTGCTGTTAGATGTGATTCTACCAAGACCTTGAGCAGTTCCTTCAGCAAATGGGTTTGAAACAAGACCGTATCTTGTCTTAAATCCAATTTTAGGTTGGAAGGTTCCGTCGTTCACGGCTCTGACCATTTGTAGAGGTACATATGGGCAGTAGAATAATCCAGCGTCATAAGGAGATGTTCCCTTATAACCAACAACATAGTACTGATTCTGAGCACTGTTTGCTGAGAATGGATCGATATAAACTCTGTACTTACCGTTGATAGTACCAGCAAATGTATTACCAGTATCGTCAACCTGTAGGTTAGCGTTAAGAGCAGGAGTGTAATCAAGTACACCAGCCATGGTTAGAGCAGATGCTACATCAGCACTTGTCATGATGATGTTGCCCTTTCCACGACGAGTTCTTTGTGCGATCCTGTTAGCGTCTCTTTCGATGTTGAACAGAAGACCCTTGAACTTCTCAACTGACCATCTACCATTGGAGTCAACATCTAGATCAAAGAATCCAGCGTTGGCAACATTGACTTGTGATCCTGCTTCAGCAGTCTTATAGATTGTTCTTATAACTTCTCTGTTTATCTCAGCAAGAATCTCAGAAGAAAGTATGTTCGCTAACTCAGCCTCAGCGTTCAATCCGTGGATTGCACGAAGGTCTTGAGCAAGTTCCATGCTGTACTCTGCCTTTAGTGCTCTAGACTTAGCAGTAACAGTTACCTTCTCGATGGAGAATGCCATCTCGTTGAAGTCACCGTTAGTACCGTCACCTAGTGCCTCAGAGTCACCAGTTGCCATACCTTGACCGACTGAATACTGTGCTTGAACCGCATCAGATGCTGTTCCTTCAAGTATCGCAGGGTTGTTTCCTCTCTGTGTTGCAGTAGAACCGAAACCAACAGTACCGTCGTCATCAACAGCATCAGTGTAATTACCCTGAGTTGCCTGACCGATGTTAGTTCCTGCCTTGTTTGCAGAGAATGCAGAATCTGGTTCGTTGAAGAACGCCTCTGTTCCACCCTGATCGGTGAATCTTGATCTCATTGCAAAGATTAGTCCAGTAGGACCATTCATTGGTTGAACACCTGCTAACTCGTATGCAACGAGGTTAGGCATTGATCTTCTAATCAATGAAATTAGTACTGGGTCGAAACCAGCAACAGGACCTGATGCTGTTGAGTCTGCACCGAATGCACCTGAAGCACCTACAGCGTTACCACTGTTTGTAGGAGCTGCCTCAGTAAGCATTCCGTTGCCTGTTTCAAATGCTTGTTGTTCTTTTAGAAAACGCTCTTGGTTTTCAAGGAGAACCGCCGTTGTTGATCGTCTGTGGGAATCCTTAATAGGATCAACCCCATCAGCATCGAGAAGTGGACCCCACTTCTCCATTAATTGTTCTGCGTTGTACATTGTACGGGGGAATAGTGTTTAAATTTGCGAGTTATTTGGCCATTCCAAGGGCCTTAAGATAGTTGCTCATAGAATCAGTAGTTGCTGATCCAGCACCCTCGGCAGTCACACCCTCAGAGAGAGTTTCGACTTTATTTGGGGAACTTTTTGTTTCACTAGGGAAATAAGATTCTCTAAGTGTAACTAGTTTCTCACGGTATGCGTTTTCACTCTCAAACTCAACACCCTCAGATAACGATCCTAACTTTTCTTTTTGTGTTTCAGCAAGTCCTTCGGCTACTTCACGGAAAATTCCATCTGCTGTAGATTCACCTAGGCGTTTGTTGAGAGAAATGTTTGTTTCGATCTGTTCGTTAAGTCTGGATTCCATTTCATCTAATTTGGAGACCATACTCTCCAATACATCATATTTATCGTCAGGGATTGATACATAATGATCTTCAAAAAGACTCTTCATTCCTTGTAAGAATGATTCAGTCATTTCAGATTTGAGTCCATGCTCTACTTCAATCTTGTTCTCAGACATCCACTCAGAGGAGACATACTCCAAATAAGCATCAGTTCTTTCGATCAAGTCTGCCTTAGTAGACTCAAGTTGTTCAGACATAGTTCTTTCAAACTCTGCTGTCAACTCTTCTTTAACAGCATTAACTTTTTCAGTTACTGCTGCTTCAAAAATTGTTTTAGCTTTTGCTTGAAACTCTTCTGATAGTTCTTCACCACCAAATAGAGCAGCAAGATCTTGCTCGACATCCACAGTTGGAGTTGTCTCCTCTTCGGATGGGGTTTCAGCAACTACTTCTGCTGAATCTTCTTTAGCTGGCTCATCACCTTGCTTAAGAACTTCTGTACCGATAGACTGCATGGCATCAGCTTTACCTGCTCCACGATTTACTACATCTGATACAGTTTTAATTTTGGGTTCTTTAAGCTTGGCTGAGTCGTTGTCTGGCTTATAATTATCAGGAGTAGGTCCTCCTAGATCTTCATAAGAACAACTTGCTCCTGGAGAAGTTGAGTCATCAACTTTCTTCATCGGGTCGCCAGCCTTCGCACCCCTTGTTACAGGATTTTCCATTTCTTGTAATTCCTTAGCGGACATTTGTGAACACTCCGATTAGATCTTGGTATAATCTATGTTTATTTATAAAATGTTAGAGATTTGATAGGAAGTTCTGGAACAATCCTAACTTATTCTCCTCCAGTTGTTTTTGGTCAACCATAGTATTGACCGTTTTATATGTCTTAGCTGCCAATCTTTCTCTTACTATACCGCCATCCCATACCCAATCCTTTCCTTCCATAATACCTTGTACAAAAGCATCAGGTGCGGATGGATCAGCTACAATATCAGCAGCAGTTGCAAGGTGAAAATCATCAGAAACAATTTTAACACCTTCATTATTAGTAGTAAGTGTACCAAGACCACGAGATGATACTCCTAGTCTGACACCCTCATCGATTAGATTTTTAGCAATTCTTCCCATTGGCGTATCAAGGATTTTCGCCTTACCAATGAAATTGGTTCCGTCTTCTCTAAGAGAAGTTATTTTATGTGAGACCCTATCTAGATTTACTGTTGGACCTTCGGGATGACCCAATTCGCCAAGAGCACGACCACCAGCAACGAAACTTTCATTGTATCTTTGAACTTCCTTGCGGAGAGTTTGCATTGGATACATGCGTCCATTACGATTCTTCAAGTCTCCTTGAAGGAAGATACCCTCAATAAACATAGACTTTTTACCGCCTCGCTCCTCAACGATAACTTCTACATTTTCGATTTCT